TAGGATCGTACATCTTACGCTTATGCAACGTATCTAAGAACATAGTCTCCAACTCCTCCAAAGTTTTCTCAGCAGATTGCTTCTGTGCAGTACGAACTACATCATTCAACTGCTCATCCTTTGCCATGTGTCTGTAAAAGGTAGCTCTGCTTACCTTTTCGTCTTTGCAAGCCTGATACAGACTATATCCGTCTGTAATCTTGCTTATGATCTTGTTTTTCTTATATTTGCTTAAGGACATTGTGTGTTTCTATGGTGTTATTAATACATATATACAGACGCTGGCGTTTGTTTGGGGTGTATGCCTTTTTATATACCACCCTATGCTATGCAATGTTTGCTGCTGCAATATGTTTTTTTTGTTTTTGCTCTGTTTTGTTACTATGCTGTGTATCATTGTCTCAATATATAGCAATAAGAATATAAACTATCCTTACCTATTATATATATACATTGCAAGTATAACTTTTTTCTTCTGAAAAAAATAAAACAAACTTTTTTTATAATAATAGTTGACAATAATAAACCAATGGTTATTATAGGAACTAACAACAACTAAACAAAGGAAAAACTAATGAAATACTTACTACCAATATTCTTAACTATTATCTGGTTACTATGTTCAGTATGCTTAATGCTATCTGTTGTAATGATGTATCCATTATTTGCATTTACATTTTTAGGAATACTTTTTTTCTTAACAATAGAATTAAACAATGAATTGGAGCAGATATAATGAAAAATACTTATGAATTAAAAAACAGATATAACAACATTGTTGTATATGGTTTCTATACTCGTAAAGCTGCTTTACATCATTTGATGAAAGTTTACGAAAGAATAAACACAGATAAAACTTTTCCTGAGTATCTTGACGAATGGCAACTAATAAACAAGGAGCAAAGCTAATGAAATACGAAACAATATTATTAATTGCTTTGGCTCAGTTCTTTTTAATGCTGCCAACAGCTTTTTATTTACTATCTTTAAACATGCCAGGCTTATTCTTTTCAATAATGATGCTATCTGGAATGTTTGCAATAATTACAATTTACTATCCATTAATAACAATCAACAACGATAAGGAGTAACAACAATGGCAATAACAGACACAATAACATTATCTATGTTTAGAGATTATTTTTATAAATCAGATCAATACAATAATGTTTTTTCCTACAAAGGATTAGAAAAACTTTATAATTATTTATGGGAATATAGCGAAGATACTGGGCAAGATGTTGAAATGGATTATGTAGCATTTTGTTGTGAGTATTCAGAATATGCCAATATAAAAGAGTTCCAAAATGATTATGGAGAAGAATATAAAACTTTTGAAGATATAGAGGACAAAACAACACTTATAAAAATAGATAAGGAAAGTTTTATAATACAACAATTCTAGTAAACCTCGAAAGGCTGGAGCAACACCAGCCTTTTAAGATTTACTTGCGTAAATCACAACAACAAAAGGAGTACAAACAATGAGCATGACATATAAACAAAGAGAAGATTACGGAAAGGCATTGGATAAAGTTTATTCAATGTCAGTAACTAAATTTCAAAAAGAATGTCAAAAGAATTTAATAGATAATCATCTAAATAATTATATTTTTGATTTAGCTAAAATACTTAAAAGATTATGAGGTAAACAATGAATAAAAAACTTTTAAAGCTGCATATAGAAAATGCAACACCAAAAAAATATTGCTTTTATGAGATATTAAAACTAAACGCAGAAACTATTGTATTCTTAATGTTCTGTATATTCTTATACATAGTTTTCTTTATTATCTTTTGATACAGCAACGAAACAAGTTACAGGCTAGTCTATATCATAAAATTGCTTAAGCTAGTCTGTAGCCTTCTTAAATCGTCATTAAACAACTAAAGGAGTACATAACAATGACTAATAATAAAACAGACTGGGAAATTGAAAGAGAGAGACAAGACAAGTTAA